TGAGGGTTGACTTGAGCCACGACGGATTCTCAGTGGTCAGCTTGGCCACCTTACCCATCGCCTCGGTTCTAGCGTTGACAAACTTGAGATCCGCGTCGCTCAGTGAACCTGGACCGTCTTTCTTGGCCTGGGCCGTAAGGCGGGTGTAACGAGCTTGGGATGATTCGGCGTCGGCATGCGGTGTAGTCGATGCTGTCTTAGCCGATGACGTTGTACTTGATGATCCGGGCGTCGAAGTCTTTGCCGTGGGGGTGACTTCCTTGCCTTCGGACTTTCGCTGCGAATGGGCATTGGAGATCTGGGAGTCCGACCTGCGGATGCCCCACTTCATGCCCTTGATGCCGTGGTCCAGCTTGTCGCCTGGATCGACGGTGTGATGTCCGAGATAGTCCCTAACCTTCGGTGCCATCGGGCTCCTCCGCTGGTGTTGGCGCGAGCTTCAGAGGAGGCCTGCCGCCAAGATTGGTTCTAGACGGCTGGTCGTTCTCCGGCATGTTGGGATTCTGGAGCTTGTCCGCACCAGGCTGCTTCGACGGCATGTAGCCGATCTTGGGACGAAGCTCGTTGGACGAGATCGCAGCATTGCGTAGCAGCTTGTCTGCGATTTCAGCGAGTTCACTCATGGGGATCAGCTTCAGTGGGTCGCGGTAGATCTCGATGGAATGACGCTGAGTGATAGCCGTCTTGGTGAGGAACTTCCCCTTGATCTCCAATGCCGCACCATTAGCAATCGGCTCGATGGTGCGATCGTAGTAGTTGTTAATGGTGTCCTGGTCCGCCGTTCCGTTCATGATCTCGGGTGTGATGCCGAGTTCGGACATCACAGATGCGGCCAGGTACTCGATCTGATCCAGAAGCTTGTTCTCGACCGGACGGTTGAGCTGAACGACCTTCTCAGACACATCGATGTAGGCGAGTCCGAGCTCATCGTCCTTGAGCTGATTACGAAGCTCTTCTCGACGCTTCGCAGCCTGTTCTTGACGGCTCTCACCACGAACGGTGTACGGCAACTGGAGCAGCATGTCGAGCTTTCCAGAGCCAGCAGCTTCGTCGATCGAGTCAAGAAGGTTGAGCTTGGCTATGAGACGCTGGAGGAGACCATTCGGCTCGTTCATCACAGTGAAGAATGGATTCTCCTGGATGACGACCATGTCCTTGGGCACTGTCAATTGCTTGACGATGCCACCGTTGACTGGTTGACCGTTGTCATCGACATCGCGATCGTCATAGACATTGACGGTCACATGCCGAGGGTGCCATGCACCAATAGTCCCGACCCTCAGGTCTCGTATGCCAAAGCTTGCGTTTGTGAGTGGACTGATGTCCGTGTTGATGGGCACCATCACAGCATGTCCATGCTCGAATAGTGTCATCGCGTAGTCGATCTTGAGCGCCTGCGCGGATTGGTCAATGTTGGCGCGTAGCGTCAGACATCTGTGAAGATCATCCCTGACGATCTCTTCCGCCACGTCGTTTTCGTCCAGCTTGCAGTGAATGAACTCTACATTGCTGAAGTCAACCGCGAGACGGTTGTAGATCGATCCAATGAACGATCGATCGTTGAAGTATCGAGCTGGGGACCGGCCCGACCTAGGACTTTGAGCGTAGCCGCCACCGTAACTAATGTCCTGCGGGGCGTCCCTAAAAGCATTCCATCCATGCTTGAGCGTTCGAAGAACTCGTCCCATCTCACCTCCTAGTCGAACTGGTCGGGGTGTGCCTTGAGCGCCACATAGGCGTCCATCCATGCGGACACGTTGTCGATCTTCTCGTCGTGTCGACGCTTGATGAGCTTACGGTTGCCGTTTGTGTCTTCCCATGTGACTGCGTTACCCATGGTGTACTGCATGATCATCTCGTCGAAACGAATCAACCCAGCGTTTGCTTGAGTCTTCATCTCGCCAAGAGGCACGGACTCAGTTCTGGCTCCCTGAGGAACCTTCTCCATGCCGTACGGCCCCCACTCTCGCTCGTACCGCTCCATGAACGCCTTGGAGTTGTACACGTCATAGCCGACAGTGCGAATGTCGTACTCATGCTCCATCCAGTGATTCATGAGGTCGTCGAAGACGTCCATCATGTCCAGCACAGACCCCTCGAAGATGATCAGGGTTCCCTCTGCCATGAACTCATTGTACTTAACTCTCTTAGATGCTGGAAGCAAGTCGAGAGTGCGACGGGTGATGTAGCTTCGAGTCTTAATCCCGAACTCCTCATGCGGAAGTGGGAACAAGAAGGTGAACGCACAGAAGTCATCGCCACGCGACAGGTCAACGCCCAACGAACAGGGCATCTTGTCGAACCGGTTCGGGATGAGACGGTCGAACGTCGGCCGCGTTTCCTCGTAAGTGAAGAAGAACGTGAAGCCTTCCATGGGAAGACCAAACCGCTTGGCCAGAATCTCGTTTCTGACAGCTGGAAACTGCTCAGCTCTCTGAACATCTTGCTCATACGTGTCATAGGAGACCGTCTTGCCGATGTTGGGTTGAGCCTTGACCCACATTCGAGGATTCTTGACCTCGTGAACTGCGTCCAGCTTGTAGTGCCAGATTGAGATGTTAGGCTGTTGGAGGTCACCCCGAAGAACAGCTTGAAGCTCCATCTTGATGTCATCGCCAACGCCGTTACGAACAGTTCCTTCGGAGGATATGGCGATCATGAGCGGATCTTCGAACTTGTTAGCGCCTTGCATCAGAGCGGTGATGACGTTCTCTCGAGTGTCACCAGAAAGCCACTCATCCACTGAATTGTACTTTGTTCTAAGACCCTGTACCTTATCGATAGACATCGGTCGGATCTCAAGCAAGGAGTTAGTTAGGAAGTTCTCAATCCCCTTCTTAGTCGAGGCCAACTTCTGGCGCCCCGATCTGGCTCCGGTTGTGTTGTTCATGGAGCCATCGGTTAGGAACTTAAACAGCGGTCCCTTAGCTCGCGTGATAGCGGTCTTGATCGGCGTCAGAACCTCTTCGGCCTGTTTCATGGTAGGAGCCACAGTGACCTGATGCGTGGTAGAGCGATCGACAGTAAGAAAGTACGCCTGTAGGAACGAAACGTACATCGACTTAGCGCCGCCTCTTGCCACGATCAGGTACTGTGAGTCCCGAAGCCGCTTCTTAATGACCTTGATGACGAAGGCGCCGGTTTCATCGTCCCAGCGTTCCCGCTCGACGAATATGAACCAGCTAAGAAGATCTTCAGCCCACACCTTGAATGAGTCCAGCATGTGGACATCACCACCGTCGGTGAGCGTCAGCTCTTCTTCAACGAATTCGATAAACCCATCGATCGCCTTATCGTCGTAGTAGACGTTCGGGTCAGCAATGAGTATGTCAATTCGCTGCATCTGAAGCGAGACTTCTTCACAAACCGGGATCTCGCCTCGGAGAACCTTCTCCCGAAAGGCCGCATAGTGAACCGGAACGGCGGTGTTACTGAGCATGGTTACCCGTAGTCGGCGACGACGTTCAGTCGGTATTCCATCTCTTGCTTCTGCCGGTTCATGCTGTCAGTGACAAACCCCGTTGGAGGCGGATCGAACGCCATCTTCACACACAGGAAAATGTAGCTCTTTACCGCGTTAAGGCGAGGATCGGAGTAGAACTCCTCCCAGTCGTTTGAGGCCCCCGTGATTTGGTAGCCCTCTGGCGGACCCACTCCGAGTTGAGTCAGCGTACCAAAGACGCCATTGATGAGAATGATGATGTCGCTGTCGAACGCTGCGTTCTCAGCCGGGATGCCAAGCATATGCTTGACGTCGTTAAGGATACTGCTCATGTCGCCCCTCCTTTCTTGAACGGGTTACTGTTTGATGTGTTGAACCGGCGGCGTAGGTGGTTTGACTTGAAAGTCGTTCACATACGGCGCACACTTTTGAGGAGGCTGAATCTTCTTGTACATGTCAGCACGAAACTTGTTCACTCGGTCGATGTAATCGTTGTACATCTTCAGCCTCTGTTGTGACAATGGTGGAGCATTCGCATCTCGCTGGATAGACCCGGTTGCCAAGTTATAGACAGCTTCAACCGTCTGTCTCTGCACACTTCTAGAGTCTTGTCCTGCTTGACAGAAGGCCATAACAGTCTGTATCTGACTGTTCTCCACCTTGTGGCTTGCGATCTGACTAGCTATCGCGGCATAGACAACAAC